GACAAGTTTGACGATATGAAATGGCGAAGAAAGCTATACGAAAAAAACAATTTAAACGAAGGAGTATACGATCAAGGTATTTTTAAAGCAGTGTTTACAGCTGGAGGACCGGGAAGTGGCAAATCTTTTACAGCATCTTCTTTGTTTGGTATTCCAACTACTATGCCTTTCGTTTCTGCCGATGGATTAAAGGGCGTAAATTCAGATTCAACGTTCGAAGCATATCTTAAAAAAGCTGGACTAGGCGCAGACATGGAAAAGATGGGACCAGTAGATTATGCTAAAGCTCAAACGTTAAGGTCGACTGCTAAAAATGTTACAGCAAAAAGAATGGCTACTTATATAAACGGCAAATTAGGTATGCTTATAGATGGAACAGGCAAGAACTTTGCAAAAGTAGAAAAGAAACAAAAATTATTAAAATCTATTGGATACGATTGCTACATGGTATTTGTTAATACATCTTTAGAAGTAGCATTAGAAAGAAATAAAAAAAGAGATAGAGTCGTACCTGAAGATATGGTTAAAAAGTATTGGAAAGAAGTACAAAACAACTTAGGTAAATTCCAATCTCTATTTGGCAGAAGTAATTTGCTTGTTGTAGACAATTCTACATATGAAAAGTTTCCAGATGCAGTTGTATCAGCGGCTAATGCGTTTGTAAAAAAGCCAATAAAAAATCATGTTGCCCAAACGTGGATAAAAAAAGAGTTAGAGATTAGAAAGAAGTGAGCTTAGGTAAATGGATAACAGATAAATTATTAGAACAAACTAATGTAAAACATGTTGTTGCTATATATCCTGGTAGATTTCAACCAATGGCAAAGCATCATGTTAAAACTTATAATTGGTTTGCTAAGCAATTTAAAGATGTTTATGTAACTACATCCGGTAAAGTGTCGTTGCCTAATTCTCCATTTGATTTCAACGAAAAGAAAAAGATAATAAATTCTCTAGGTATTACAAAATTAGTAAAAGTATCTAAACCTTATTCTGTTTCTGAAATGCTAAGTAAATACGATCCAGAAACTACAGCAGTTGTTTTTCTGGTTGGAGCAAAAGACAAAAGTAGACTTTCTCATAGTAAGTTTTTTCATAAATGGAATGGAACTGCTGAACTAGGATATAAGGAAGGAGCATATGTAATTACTGCACCTCATATTTCTTTGTCGGTACCGGGATACGGCGAAATGAGTAGTACAGCAATAAGAAAAGCTTTAGGCGATCCTGCAATTGAAAAGCAAGAGAAGATAAATCTATTTAAAAGTATATTTGGTAATACAAAAAATTACGATCTAATAGTAGGCAAGTTAGAAAAATTAGGAGAAGTCATGGAAGGTTTTTGTCATTCATTTGACATACCTAAATTATTAAAAGAAAATAGTTCCGTAGCAGGAGGAAACCCAGTCGATGACGGACCTAGAGGATATTGGGGCAATCAAGCGTCTTGGAAAAAGTTTGGTAAAAAAATAGAAAAATATATAAATCCCGGAATGGAAGTATTGAATTATCTAACAGGTAACGAAGAATTTTTCGATCATAAAACAGAATTTAAAAAAGATATGTCAGGTGGACCAACAGGAGCAGTATCTTATTTCCCAGTTGGTATACCCGGAGGATATGGTGGTACAAATCGACTTAAAGATAAAAAAGGAAGAGTAGCTTTTGATCGCTGGGCTAGTTGGTCTAAATATATAGCTACGAGCGTAGGTTACGAATTTGTAAATTATTTAGGTGCAGAAATATCTATAAAGCAAAATGTTAAAGAGCCTATGAAATTAGTTTCCGGTGAGTTAATGAAAGAAAATTTACTGTCAGAAGGCGTGAACGATAAACATATTTTCAAAGCAGTATTTTTAGCTGGAGGACCTGGAAGTGGAAAATCAAGTGTAGTAGATGCTATCTTTAATAACCCAGACGAATCGCAAGTAAAATCATTAACATCAACAGGATTAAAAGTAATAAACTTAGATATAGCATTTGAATATTTAAAAAAGAAACACGAAATTCCTGTTGACGCAGAAACTTTTACTAAAGAGCAGAACTCAATGGCGGGCAAGCTAATGTATCAGGCAAGAATGATAGCTCAAAAACAAATGAATTTCTACTTAGAAGGAAAGTTAGGAGTTATAATAGATGGAACAGGAGGATCATACAATCCTATAGCAAAAAAGAAAAAGATGTTAGAAGATCTAGGATACGATTGCTATATGATATTTGTAGATACTACAATGAAAACAGCTATGCAAAGAAACCAAGATAGAAATAATAGAAGACTACACGACAAAGTTGTTAAACGCTCTTGGAAACAAGTACAAAGCAATAAGAAAGCTTATAAAAGTTTGTTTGGTGGAAACATCAAAATAATATCTACAGAAAAAACTCAACCCGGTGAACTACCGAGAGGAGCTAAGTCACACGCAATGAAGTTTATAAATAGTGCAATTCAAAATCCTATAGCTAAGAAATGGATAGCGATTGCTAAAAAAGTTATGGAGTAATATGAAAAAGAATTTATCAAAAAACAAAGTACAGCGAATGAGAAATTTAGTTACAGGTGATTATACATCAAAAACTGTAGCGCAATCTGGTTATAGTAAAACGTCGTCAACTAAAAAAATAGAAGGTGATATTTGGGAAGAGCGCGGTAAACAATGGACTATTAAAGAAGGTATAAAACAAACAATAACAAAGTTAGATGCTGCAAGAGAATATGCAAGAATTCCTATGGAATGTCCAAAGTGTCAAGCAAGAATGAACAAAGAACAACACAAGTTTATGTACCGCAGATTCAATCATTGTTTATTTTGTCAAAGAGAACACGAAGATAAAATGAGAGAAGATGGTACGTATGACGAATGGCAAGATAAACAAATAACTGCTAACTTTGAAAAATGGTTGTACGAATCCAAAGAGCAGTTTAAAGATTGGTTAGTATCTAGAAAATCAAAACAACAAATTACCGAAGCAGGAGATATAGAAGATTGGAGTGGAGGTAAAACAGACGAGGCTTTAATAGAAGAATTTGATATTTATATAAAGGAAGAAAAACAAAAATTTAAAGATATATTGTCAAAAAAAGAAGAGTAATATGAAAAAGATAATATTAGGAATAGTAGCATTTATAGGATTTGCACTATTAGTATTTAAAAAATCTAACAAAGCAAAAGCAATAGATAAAAAAATAGATGCTAACAAAAAAGAAATAGATAATGTACAAGCAAAAGAAACAGTTTTAGTTAAACAAAAAAAGGCAACTAAAAAGAAAGTTAAAAATACTAAAGCTAAAATTAAAGCAACTACTGTTAAAAAGAAATCTACTAAGTCTGCTGTTAAAAAAGCAAAAGATTTTAAAAACAAGTATAAGTCGTAAATGAAACAATTAATAGTTATACTAATATCTTTGGCATCGCTTAATGCTTTTGCTCAAGATACACTACATATTCCTCAATCTGAAATAGACGACATCATCTCAGTGATGGATACGTTAGCAGAACAAGATTCTATTAACAACGTTTTAATAAAACAACAAAGCGAACAAATAGCCAACTACGAATTATTAGCAAAACAAGATTCAATGTTATTATCTTTCAAATCAGTACAAATAAATTTATACAAAGAACAAACAAAGTTATACGAACAAAAACTAAGGTTATCTGATAAATGGTGGAACAAACGTCCATTCGGTTTTATATTAGGAGTAGCATCTACTGTGTTACTAATACACTCAATAGACTACGCACTACCGAGATAATCTATATTTATATATAGATGAACAAGAAATCACTTAAAAAAGCCCTAACAGAAGAATACTTATTGTGTTCTAAAGATCCTGTGTATTTCATGCGAAAGTATTGTTATATACAACATCCGATGAGAGGCAAGATTAAGTTTGAACTATACGATTTTCAACAAAGTGCACTAGAACAAATAAAAGATAATCGTTACAGCGTAATCTTAAAATCTAGGCAAATGGGTATATCTACATTGACAGCTGGTTATTCATTGTGGGCAATGGTATTTCAAGAAGACTTTAATGTCTTGGTAATTGCAACAACCCAAAATACAGCAAAAAATCTTATTACTAAGGTAAGAGTTATGAATGACTTATTACCTTCTTGGTTGAAAATGAAAAAAGAAGAAGACAATAGATTATCTCTTAGATATGCAAATGGATCTCAAATTAAAGCAGCTTCTAGTTCACCTGACGCAGCAAGATCTGAAGCATTATCTTTGTTGGTAATAGACGAGGCAGCATTTATAAATAATGCAGACGATGTATGGACTTCGGCTCAACAAACACTATCAACAGGTGGACGGTGTATAGCTCTATCGACACCAAACGGAACAGGTAATTGGTTTCACAAAACTTGGGTAACTGCAGAAACAACAGATTCAGATTGGAATCCTATTTTGTTGCATTGGACACAACATCCCGACAAAGATCAAACTTGGAGAGATAAACAAAATAGTTTATTAGGCGACAAGATGGCAGCTCAAGAATGTGATTGCGATTTTGTTACTTCTGGTAACACAGTAATTGCAGGTGAGTTAATACAGTGGATGGCCGACAATACGGTCAAAGAACCTATAGAAATGAGAGGTGCTAAAAAAGAATTATGGATATGGAAATACCCAGAACAAGATAAAAGATATATAGTTTCTGCCGATGTAGCTCGAGGCGATGGAAAAGATTTTTCAGCGTGTCATGTAATAGACGTCGACACTATGGAACAAATTGCAGAATATAAAGGTCATATTCATACAAAAGAATTTGGAAACATGCTAGTTAATTTAGCAACAGAATACAATGAAGCTTTGTTAGTAATTGAAAATGCTAATATAGGTTGGGCAGTACTACAACAAGTAATTGATAGACATTATCAAAATCTATATTATACATACAAACACGACGGAGTTGTAGATCCAGAAGTACATTTAGGAAAAGGATATGATGTACAAGGCAAAGACAAAGCTACTCCAGGTTTTACGACGTCTATGAAAACTAGACCGCTTTTGGTAGCAAAACTAGATACTTATACTAGAGAAAAGGCATGTATCGTAAGATCTAAAAGATTGATCGAAGAGATGTTCGTTTGGATATGGAAAGGTAATAGAGCAGACCATCAAAACGGATATAACGACGATTTAATAATGTCTTTATCTATTGGACTATATGTTAGAGATACAGCGTTGAAATTACACAGCGCTGGACTAGCATTAGACAGAAGGGCACTAGGTACTATGGGCACAGCTAATACGCAAGCTGGTGCATATAATGCTAAACAGGTGTACGAACAAAATCCTTGGAAGCAGGAAATTGGAAATGGTGAAGAAGAAGATCTCACCTGGTTATTATAAAAGAGAAATTAAATGGCGCAAAGCAATAAAACATTTTTTGGAAGATTACAAACGCTATTTTCTAGCGGTACAATAGTTAGAAAATCAGAAGACGGACTTAAAGTAGCAGATATAAATAAAGTACAAGCAAATACAAAACTTGCAACAAACAGATTGATAGACAGATATAGTAGGTTATATCAATCAACTCAAAACACAGGATATAATCAGCAAACTAATTTTCATACAATGAGAGTTCAGTTGTATACTGATTACGAAATAATGGACGAAGATTCAATTATATCTGCGGCTCTAGATATATATGCTGACGAATCTACTTTAAAAAATGAACTAGGTGACGTTTTAAAAATTACATCAGAAAACGAACAAATAGAAAAAGTACTACATAATTTATTTTATGATGTATTAAATATAGAATTCAACGCTTGGCCCTGGATTCGCAATATGTGTAAATACGGAGATATGTATCTTAAGCTAGATATTACAGAAAAAGTAGGTATAACTAACGTTACGCCATTATCTTCTTACGAAGTGTTTAGAGAAGAAGGATTATCTGAAAAGAATCCAGAACTAGTTAGATTTGTACATGATGCTTCTATGGGAGGACAAACATCTGTTGGTGCTCATAACTCTAGTACATACGAAAATTATGAAGTAGCTCATTTTAGATTGCTTAACGATATGAATTTCTTGCCTTATGGTAAATCAATGGTTGAATCTGCTAGAAAAACTTGGAAGCAATTAACTCTTATGGAAGACGCGATGATGATTCATAGAATTATGAGAGCACCTGAAAAACGTATATACAAAATAGACATTGGTAATATACCACCAAACGAAGTCGATGCTTATATGCAAAAGGTTATGCAATCAATGAAAAAGACTCCGTATATAGATCCGAATACTGGTCAATACAATCTTAAATTTAATATGCAAAATATGATGGAAGACGTTTATCTTCCTGTTCGTGGTGGT